ACGTGGTACTGCCGGAAAAATATGTTTTAAAAACAGCACAAAGATTTAAAATAAAATAAAATACTATCCTAATACAAAACGTGAGCCTAATGTTAGGAAAAAGGGTAATTTAGCTAGCGAGATTTTCCTAAAGTCATCTATAGTAAACGATTCGAAGACTTCAGTATCTATATGATACACATGCTTGAATACCCGGAGTGAACCTGATTTGAGTACTTTATTGTCGATTAAATCTTGACCAAGCTGCACCAATTGCGTATAATAACCGCTTAAATAACGCTGATAGAATTCGGTGAATCTTACTGAATTGCTCCCTCCAATGATCAAGAACGAGAATAGTCTCGTAAACGAAGTGTTTAAATTCTTAACAGAACTTTCTGGATACAATACCCCCTTGAATAAATCATCATCTTCACGGAACAACCTTCCATTGCGGATCTGATAGCCGATAAACTTCCTAGCCTTGAGATCATTCGTGATTACTACCTTTTCAGGTTTTATCACGATACTGAAAAACTGGAATACTGTACTAGAAAGCACATTGATAAAAGAATCAAAGTCATCTTCCTCAATACGGCCCATCATAAAAGAAAAGTCGTCACCGAGCACTTTTGGGTGATGAATATAAACTCCGAGGTACTGGAGTGTTGAACGTTGAACAATATAGTTTGCCACTGAATTGATCAGTAATGTCATAAAAGAGCCAGAAGGAACACCATGTTGTTTGACAAACAAAGAACCATCAGGTAGTAACAGGCCCGAGAAAATGAAATCGGTCACAAGGTAATCGAACATCTTTTCTTGCCAGGGTTCTTCAAACTGGATCAGAGGTTTGAAAATCTTGAAGAATACGTCTTTTAAGAGAAATCGACATGGGTTGTGATCCCAGCCTGAAACATCAGTGTTGACGAAAGTTGTATCTGGCCTAGTTTGTATGTACTCATGCAATCTAGGCATAACGTCAGCTCCTGTGAGTATTATCTTAGACAAATCTGGTCTGTTAAACATTTGACGGTAAAAGTCTCGAAAGACCATGTTTTCCATGATGTTCGTTTCCACTGCACTCATCCAAATCGCGCGTGTTTTGTTCTCATTGATAGGAGAAAGGTGCCCACGAAGTCCAAGTTTATACGGAAGATGTCCAACTTCTTTTCCATCCTTCCATCTATTTATGGCCATTCGTACCCATTTCTTCGCCTGATCCATCACTTCTCCTTTCTTCTTTCCAGGGTGTAGTACGCCTGCCGAACTTGTAGTTGGTACATGTTTCGACGCCTCATCGATCGAAAGAAAGTGACTTTTTACAAACTTATTACCAATGCTACTTAAAACGGATTCGTAGCACGAATTGAATGATTCAGTGAAAAGCTGCTTCTTATACTTGGTTGGTGCACAGTAGCCAAGAAGATTGTGAAATCCCCTTCCAAGTCTAGCTGTTTTCGTGTATCCGCGTAGTTCATCGTACAGCTTTTCGTCGTAATTCCAAAGTGCTTCTCCAACAAAGTGATCAATGTTATCCTTACTCTGAGTAATAGAATAAGCTTTGTATGCGGATTCTCTTATCGTCACATTTCTACTTGATGCTGCCAACTTCTTCAGTTCCTCGAGTCTTATTTCGCGAAACTTGTCATCGTATACCTTCTTCCAGTTAAACTTGGAGCCACTGTTGCTCATGTAATAAAATAATAATTTCTTAACTAAAATAAATTCGAGTGTAGTAGAGAGAATGTTTTTGG